CAGTGTCCCCGGGCGGGGTACCGCGTCAGTACGCCGCGGCGACGGTCGCCTCCGGCTCCGGCGTCGGCGTCGGAGTCGGGACATCGACATAGACCTTCCACCGGGAGACGCCGGACCGGGTCATGCCATGCACCATCACGAGGCCGCCGACCACGAAGGCGGTGGTAGCCACGACCACGGTCACGGCGCCCACGGCCTTGGCGCTGGCCACGAGGCCCGCGGTACCGAGCACGGCTGCGCCGGCCACGTAGCCCACGCCACCGAGTACCACCTGCGTGGTAGGCGAGGTGGCGAGCTCCTTAGTACGCTGCCACACTGTCTGCTTCTTGCTGCTGAGCTGCTCAAACATGTCGTATCTCCTTCACTGCGGTTGGAGGCCTAGCCTGCGCCTCAATACTGAGCGACAGAGCGCGAGCTTGCGAGCGCTAGGCGACAAAGCATGCTTTTAGCGAAGGCTGTCACTTCGAATCGAAGTCGGGGGACCGCGATCCGAAGTGGGGTGATGGGGACCCTTAGCTCCCTACGGCGCCAAAAAATTTTGTTGGAACCCAATTTGGGGTCGATCGTACCCATATCGGGGATGTGCTGTATATGTCACTATATGTGGGTTACGGTGCTGTCTATGTAGTGGGTCCAAACCCCCATCACCGTGCGGCGAGCCCCATGTACCTGGTTGATCGGGTATGGTAAAATGACACATGGCTAAACAGAAACTGGACTCACGACAGAAGATCTTCGTCGAAAGCCGCGCCAAGGGCATGAGCCGCAAGCAGTCTGCTATCACGGCGGGCTACAGCGACGCGAACAAGTCAGGCGACCACGTGGAGCGGGGGCAGCTGGTGCAGGCGGAGCTCGCCGGGATCCGGGCCAAGATGGCCGAGGGTATCGGGATCACGAAGGATGACGTGGCAGCGGGGTTCAAAGACGCCGCCGACATGGCGAAGATCATGGCGGACCCCACCGGGATGGTGGGCGCCTGGCGAGAGCTGGGCAAGCTGCTCGGCTTCTACGCCCCGGAGGTCAAGCGTGTCGAGCAGGGGATCTCGAGGCGAGACCTCCTGACCGCCATGGACACACTGTCGGACGACGATCTGCAGCGCCTTGCGCGCGGGAGGGTACTAGATGGAGAATTTGAGGACGTGTCCCCGGTGTCTAAGGACAGAGAAGGACGAGAAGTGCGTGTTCTACAAGAACGCGGAGCTGTGCCGGGGCTGCATAAAGAGCATCGGCGCGGAGAGGAACAGGAGCGAGAGACTGCCGGAGGAGGTGGAGAGGCACCGTCAGGAGAGGGCCGTCCACAAGGAGCTGAAGAAGATCGCGCGCAAGCGGTTTGACAGGCGCCTGAAGAACCGGGCGGAAAGCCGCGCCCGAATGGCCCGCGAGAAGCTGATCCCCCAAGTAACGGAGGAGAAGCCCGTCGAGGTAGACGCCGCCACCAAGGAGCTGGCCTCCCGGGTGCTGCAGCGCCGCCGCCTCATCGAGTTTGTCAAGAGCTTCCACCCGCGCTACAAGGACGGCTGGGTCCACCACGACATCTGCAAGCGGCTCGAGAAGTTCAGCAAGGATGTGGAGGCCGGTAAGGCACCGCGGCTCATGATCCTCATGCCGCCGCGGCACGGCAAGTCGCAGATCGCGTCAAAGCTCTATCCAGCCTGGCACCTGGGCCACTACCCGCACCACGAGGTCATCGCCTGCTCGTACAACGTAAGCCTGGCACTCGACTTCTCGCGCGAAGTGCGGGGCGTCCTGCGCACGTCCAAGTACCAGCAGCTGTTCGAGCATACACGCCTCGACCCGGAGTTCCAGGGGGCCGAGGCCTGGAAGATCGCCTCGAAGACCGGCGTGGGCACGGGCGGGTACATCGCCGCTGGTATAGGCGGCCCGATCAACGGTAAGGGCGCGCACGTGTTCGTCATCGACGACCCGATCAAGAACCCGGAGGAGGCCGACTCACCCGAGTCGCGCGAGAAGATCTGGAACTGGTACATCGCCCTGGCCTACGCCAGGCTGGCGCCGGGCGGCGGCATGCTGGTCATCCAGACGTGGTGGCACGACGACGACCTCGCCGGGCGCCTGCAGTCCATCGGCCGCGACGACCCCGAGGCGGACCAGTTCGAGGTGGTCAAGTACCCGGCCATCGCCGAGGAGAACGAGGAGTTCCGCATGAAGGGGGAAGCCCTCCACGAGGCCCGCTACCCCCTGCCGGCGCTCATGAAGATCCAGCGCACGCAGGGCGGCCCCCTCAGCCGGTGGTGGTCCGCGCTGTACCAGCAGAACCCCGTCCCGAACGAGGGGGCAATATTCAACCGCGGCATGTTCAGGTACCGCCCGGAGAGGCCCGAGCTCGCGTCGTGCTACCTCTACCAGGCCTGGGACTTCGCCATCGGCGAGAAGCGAATGAACGACTGGACGGTCGGCGTCACGATCGCCGTCGACTCGGACGACGTGGCGCACCTCATCGACCTCGTCCGGTTCAAGAAGGAGGACCAGCTGATCATCGCCGACGCCATACTGGACGCCTACACCGGCTACCAGACGCTGTCGGGCGGGCGGGTCCAGGTGGTGGGGGTCGAGGACGGCCAGATCTGGAAGGGGATCAAGGGACACCTGCTCAAAAGGATGCGGGAGCGGCATCTGTACCCAGTTGTCGAAGTTCTGACACCCCTGACCGACAAACAGGTCCGCGCCAGGCCCCTCCAGGGACGTATGGCTCAGAAAATGCTCACCTTTCCGGTCGGAGTGGAGTGGGTGGACACCCTGATCAAGGAGCTTCTGAGGTTTCCGGGGGGTGTTCACGATGACTGCGTAGATGCGCTTTCTTGGGCCGTTTCTATGCTTATTTCCCGCTCCGCACCCAAAAAAACCGTCAAATTGGGCAAAAAAACCGAGTTTACGGTGGCAGAAAAACTGCGAAAAATGGGTTTTGCGGCGGCGCAGCATAGCCCGATGGGCGCCTAAAGTGCAAAAATACGACATTTTCGGGGCACTTTAATGTTTAGAAACAACGTTGTGACACTTGTGTTAGTTGTGACACGCGATGTGACGGCTGTAAGGTCTTGATATGAGATAGGAAACTCAGTTGTGACACTAAATCGTCCTATATCTTTTAAAAAAAAAAAAAAAAAAAAAAAAAAAAAAAAAAATGTATTATAAGAGAATATTTAGGCCATTTTAGTGTCACAACCGTGAATCTCCAGCCCGTTCAAGTGGATGCGGCCGTCACATGAAGTGTCACATCTAACACAAGTGTCACAACGTTGATTACAAAGGACTTTGAAAATGGCCATCGAAAAGGTCGCAAAAGCGGGGCGGAGGTACCTGAAGTTCGCCCGGCGCAAGCTCGCGCAGCTGGACGCGCTTCGGCGCGACCTCGGGCTGCAGGTTATGTCCAAGGCCTACAAGGTCGGGAAATCCCTCATCTGGATCAAGTCGTCCGAGTGGAAGGACCTGATCTACATCACCGGCGCCGCCGGCGACGGTAGGATTCACGTGGAGCTTGTGGCGGCCATCGGCCCCCCACCCGACCCGCCGATCATTCCCACTGGCTTCTACTTCGCTCTAATAATGAGGGGTGGGGCGCCGTACTTCACTCCCTCCGCGGGTCTTGGCTCCGAGTTCTTTCGGATGAGCTTCGGCGGCGACACCGCGGTCGGCCCCAGCCTCGCCGGCCACGCCGCGGTGGCCAAGAACAAGCGCCCCGTCGGGCCAATCCACCAAGACATCACCGCGTTCGCCCCCACCAACCCCAAGCCGCCGCTGGGCCCCGACGCGGGCTTCCGCGCGGGCGACATCTCTGCCCAAGTGCCCAACGTCATGCTGGCGCAGGGGCTGAACCTGTCGTTTGACGGGACGCGGCTCGTGGCCGGGGGATCACAACTCGTGGATGTTTTTCCCAAGGTGGCCGAGCGGCCGGCCTACGAGGACACCGGCGAGCCCCCGTACACGCCCGCCTTCGCGGTGATAGACGACGGGATTGCGCTAAAGGCCCTCGTCCTCGCCAAGCTGAACGATCTGAGCCCCTCGGACTGGACCCTGACCTTCAATGGCTCGACCACCGACTTCACTGTGCCCGGCTTCTACACCCCGACCATTACGCTCGGGCTCGACACCCCCAGCCTACAGACTGTGTGGTTACTGAGGACCGACCGCCCGGCTATGCTGGTGATTGCGCGATACGTGGAGCGCAGCAACGCGTGGGTCCCCGATGCCGGCCCTCCGCCTGGTGATAACTTCGCCACGAAGGCCACGTGGCTCAGCGTGTTCCACGGGCTGTTCGAGTTCGTGGGCGGGGAGTGGGTCTTTGTTAAGGAGGCCCTTCAGATTGACACCATCGCCGGGAGCGTGCTGGAGCGTAGAATCCCACCCCCGGACCCGTCGTTCCCGTCGGCATTCACCGACTCGGGAAGGGTCGTGCGCGATACGTATGTGGTCGACGCGCCAGAGGGTGCGTTCATCCTTCAGGCGGTGGCCGACGTCCCGTGGCCCGCTGGCAACAGGCGGCTGGTAAAGGACGGCGTGGAGCTGGCTGTGTACCCGCAGATGGAGGTCAACGACGACACCACACACGAGCCCCGGATACAATGTGCCGTGGCGGACAGCTACATAGACGACTGCAAGACGTCGTTGGACAGCTCGTACTGGATTCGCCCCTCGCAGGCCGACGTGTACTACAACTTGGGGACCGGCATAGGGGGCTCCGACGGCCGCCGTTTCCTAGCCCTGTCGCCCAGCGGCACACACCTGTGGATTGGAAGGAAGGAAGCGCCGTACACAGGCTACCCGAACATGCGCAGGATATACCGGTGGAAGAACGGCGGCTCCGCCGAGCTGCTCGAGGACTTCACGACGGTCCCGACCCCCAGTTTCGGGGTCCACGGCGAGCCGCCCGCCCGCGGGTTCTGGTGGATCCAGGTCCTGCACGCGTGGTCCTACGACAATCTGGACGAGTTCAAGGCCACCGTGGCCACGAAAGTGAACGAGGCCTTGGCGTGGCAGTACGCCACCGTCCGTATGAAGTACGACGACGCCACGTCGGAGTTTGCCATCACGAAGACGTACGGCGCCGAGGAGCTCGAGATCGAGCGGTCCACGGCGTCCACGACGCTAAGCACGATCACCGAGGGCGAGCTGCTCCAGGACGAGTATCTATTTGTCAAGCCACCTGAGCCACCTGTGATATAATCTAACAATGCCCTCCGAATTCGAAATTGCCCGCGAACAGTGGGCCCGTTACGTCTACGCTCGGGACACGGGTCACCGTGAGTTCGTGGCGAAGGCACACCGATGCGACGACTTCTTCGTCGGGATGCAGTGGGACCCGGCGGTAGTCGCGGAGCTCGCCGCCTCGCGCCGCCCGGCGCTGACAATCAACAAGATGCTAATAACGTTGTCCAGTGTTTTCGGCGAGCAGATTGACCTGCGGTCCGAGACGGCGTTTCGCCCGCGCTTCGGCGCGCCGGCGCAGAACGCCGACATCCTGACCAAGACGTTCCGCTTCATCGGCGACCAGAACCAGCTGAACTGGAAGCGGTCGGAGGTCTTCGCCGACGGGTGCGTGACCTCGCGCGGCTTCTACGACATCAGGTTGACGTTCAAGGAGAACACCGCCGGCGAGGTCACGATCGACTCGGTCAACCCGAAGATGGTCATGCCCGACCCCGATGCCTCGAAGTACGATCCCGACGAGTGGAACGACGTCATCGTAACGTCGTGGGTCACGCCCGACGACATCACGCTGATGTTTGACAAGCCCGAGGCGGCCGAGAGACTCTCCCACCGCACCGACTCGCACTGGGACTTC